TAAACTAATGAATGGGGAAAAAGCGGATATGGTTTTTACATCTCCGCCATACAATGCAAATACTAAATCTGGACAAGGTGATATATTTAATAGAAAAAAAAGTGTAAAATTATATTCAGATGGTTATTCTGACAATTTAAATAGTTCTGATTATGTAGATTTTTCTAAAAGTGTATTAAACAACTGCTTTTTATTTACTGATGGATTTATATTTTGGAATGTAAGTTATAATGCCAATAGTAGATTTGAGTACATTGAGCAAATTCAAAAACATTTACAATTTTTAATTGAGCAGATTTGTTGGAAAAAATCATCTACTATTCCATTTAAAGGCTCGTTAATGCGTGATTGGGAACCTATCTATGTATTTTCAACAAATGGTAATATGCTTGGTTTAGACTCGGTAAATAGTAATTATTGGGAAGTTAATAATACAAATTCCCAACAAGACAATCATAAAGCGTGTTTTCCTATTGAATTACCTTTTAAAGCAATTAATTTAAAAAAACAATTTAAACTTATCCTTGAGCCTTTTTTAGGAAGTGGAACAACACTAATAGCAGCAGAGAAACTTAAAAGAAAATGTTATGGAATGGAATTAGACGAAAAGTATTGTGATGTAATAATAGAAAGATGGGAGCAATTTACAGGAGAAAAAGCAATAAAGAATGGAACAAAATAGAACAAAGATTAACAAAGACAGATTGTTAAAAGCATTAGAATCAAGTTTGGGTGTAGTAACAACTGCATTAAAGTCTACGGATTTAAGCCGTACAAACTATTACAAGTGGTTAAAAGAAGATGAAGAATTTGCAAAAGAAGTTGAAGAAATAGAAAATATACAACAGGACTTTATTAAGTCCAAGTATTATGAATGTGTAAAGGATAAAGTGCCTTCAGTTGTAATACATGCAGCCAAAACCAAACTTGGATGGAATGAAACGAATAAAGTAGACATTACATCAGATGATAAGCCTATTGTATTAAACATTGGCAATGGAGTTAAGCCTAACGAGTAAACAAAACGAAGCAGCCTATTATTTAAAGGATAACATTACTACTGAAATATTATATGGTGGTGGTGCTGGAGGTGGTAAATCTGCTTTAGGAGTATTATGGTTGATAGATATGTGTACTAACTATCCAGATACAAGGTGGCTGATGGGTAGGGCTAAATTAAAAACATTAAAGGAAACGACATTAAATACATTTTTTGAGTTAAGTACAAAACTTGGGATGTCAAATATGTGGGAATATAAAACCCAAAAAGGTGCAATAGTTTGGTATAATGGTAGTGAGATACTTTTGAAAGATTTGTATTATTATCCATCAGATCCAAATTTTGATGAGTTAGGTAGTCTTGAAATATCTGGTGCTTTTATTGATGAGGTAAATCAAATAAATATTAAGGCAAGAAATATAGTTAAATCAAGGATAAGATACAGGCTGGATGAATACGGATTGATGCCTAAAATGTTAATGACTTGTAATCCATCAAAGAATTGGGTATATAAAGATTATTACAAGCCGTATAAGGACAAGCAATTACCAAAGCATAGAATATTTATACCATCTTTGTTAGAGGACAATCCACACATTTCTAAACATTACAAAGACAATTTAGAGAATATAGATGAGGTAAGTAAGCAAAGGTTATTGTATGGTAATTGGGAATATGATGATAACCCAGCAAAGATGATTAACTATGAAAACATTTTAGCCTTATGGAGTAACAATGCAGAAAGAGGACAGAAGTATATTACTTGTGATGTTGCGAGGATGGGCAAAGATAAATCAGTTATTATGTTATGGGATGGATTAGTAGTTGAAGAAGTTAAGATAATAGACAAGTCAGATTTGCAGTTTTTAGGCAATGCAATTAAGGAGATTAAGCATAGGTGGAATGTAGCCAATTCAAATATAATAGTTGATGAGGATGGAGTAGGTGGTGGAGTAGTAGATTTTTTAAATGTAAAAGGATTTGTAAATAACAAGGCTGCACTAAATAAAGAGAATTACCAGAATTTAAAAACGCAATGTTATTATGTTTTGGCTAAAATGATAAATCAAAAAGAGATACAAGTAAAACCGACAATAATACAGGAAACATTAATAGCAGAGTTGGAGCAAGTAAAAACATATAAGATGGATTCAGATGGCAAGTTAATGATAATGCCAAAGGATAAAGTCAAAGAAGCATTAGGCAGAAGTCCAGATATGAGTGATGCTATGATGATGCGTATGTATTATGAGATAGGAAATAGTGGAGAGTATTATGTATATTAAAAAATAATCGTATATTTGCGTAGTAATTTTTTTCATAGATGTTTTAGTGTTGATAGGGAGGAGTGGTGTCCTCCCTTTTTTTATGGATATTAATAGACAGGAGTAGGCAGCAATATACTGCCTATTGTGTAATACAAAACCTTATAAAATTCGTTATATAGTTATGGAGATTCAAGTACCGACAGATTTAAGTGAGATCACATTAGGGCAGTATCAAGAATATACTGCATTGGAAAAGCCTACCGAAATAGATACAATAAGTATCTTTATGAATATTGATAGGAGTGCCGTTAAAACAATTAAGGCTACTTCTATGGATGTTTTAGTTGAGGACATAACCAAACTATTCAAAACAGAGCAAAGGTTCTTAAATCGCTTTAAAATAAGTGGCAAAGAATTTGGATTTATTCCTAAATTAGATGATATAACTTATGGCGAGAATAAAGATATTAGTAGCTATATGAAATGGGATACGATGCACAAGGCGATGGCAGCAATGTATAGACCAATCATATTAAAGCAACGGAGGAAATATTTAATAGAAGACTACGAGGGAAGCCATAAGTATAGCGAGATAATGAAGTCTGCTCCAATGGATGTCGTAATGGGTGCGATGCTTTTTTTTTCAAATTTAATGAACGACTTGTTGAACTATATCCCGAACTATTTGGAACAGGAGGAGAACAAACGGCTTTTGGAAAGCAATGGGGTGGATATTCAGAAATTTACACACTTGCTCAAGGGGACATTACAAGATTTGAAAGCATTACAAAACTCCCCTTACATCAATGTATGATGTACTTGGCATTTGAGAGTGAAAAAGCAAAAGAAGAAATGAGATTAATTAAAGCAAAACGATGAGGACATATTACACATTATTAGACAAGATTAAAACGCAGTTACTTGCAGACAACTTTGTTGAAACTTGCACAAGTGGAGATATATACAAGGTAGATATAGACAAGCAAAGCCTGTATCCATTAAGCCATGTTATAATAGGCACAGGAACATATCAAGAAAGAGTGTGGCAGTTTAGTGTATCCGTTATCTGTATGGACTTGGTGGATAATGAAAATGAGGATGATGTATTAAATACACAGTTGGCAGTAGTTAATAGATTGATGGAAGTAATGTATAGAGGAGATTTGCACGATGAAAAATATCAAGTTGTAGGCAATCCATCAGTTGAGCCTTTTACTGACAGATTTGAAAATGATGTTGCTGGATGGACTTGTACCTTTGATGTTCAAGTTATAAATGATATGACAATATGTTAGAAGTCAAAAGAGCATTAGAAAAGTTTGCAAGGAATGTGGTTAAATTCTCTCGTTCAAATCTTACAAAAAAAAATAAGAATGTAAGCAAGGAATTATACAATAGTATAGGCTATGATTTACAGGTACATCCTAAATCCTTTAGCCTAACCTTTGAAATGGAGGAGTATGGAGCATACCAAGATCAAGGAGTAAGTGGAGTAAAGAAAAAGTATAATACTCCATTCAGTTACAAGTCAAAGATGCCTCCAGAAAAGCCCATATTAGATTGGATAAATAAAAGGAGATTAAGGTTAAGAGATAAAGAAACAGGTAGATTTACTAAAGGAGGTCAAAAGAGTTTAGCGTTTGTAATTAGAAGAAGCATATATAATAAAGGAATAAAACCAAGCCTATTTTTTACCAAACCATTTGAGGCAAGTTTTAAGCATTTGCCAGATGGATTAGTGGAAGCATACGGATTAACAATAGATAATATACTAACATGAGTACAAAGATAAATGTAAGAAGCCCATATATATTAGTACCAGCAGCAAGTCCATTGGACTTTGCAACGGCTACATTAAAACTATATATATACGATGGGGTGCTGACAACAAATAAACCAGCATCAGCGAGTTACACAATAGTCAAATCAATGCCAGACCAAGTTGATTACTATTTTGACATAAGTGAATTGGCAAGAGATTATATAAGCCAAACATCAACGGCAGTTTGGGTAGAGGCAGATTTATCTTTTGATACATCAGAGCCAGATGAAGCCTATGACTATATCGCAGTAGATGGATTTACGGAGTTTGAAGATGGTATTAATTCTCAATTGTCAAAGAACTTAATGCAGAGCAATACTACTATTTATAATTATTCTGGACAAACAATAAGCATACCTGTATTTAGCGAGGGCAGTTTAGGTGATGGAATAAGAGTAGTATTTAAATTAAACGGCTCAACAGTATCAACGGCAAGTATAACCAATAGCAATGATTCAGATACTAAAGTTGCCTATGCTACTTATGCTGGAGATTGTGATGAGGCAAGGATTGAATATTACAATTCATCAGAAGCAACTTGGTTATTATCAGATACCATCACAATAGAGCAAGTGGAGGAGTGTAAATATACTCCTTACAAGATTGAGTTTGTAAATAAGTTTGGCTCAAATCAAAAAATATATGCCTTTAAAAAGTCAGTACAACAATTGAATGTAACAGGAGATATGTATAAGGCGAATACCTTAACCTCAACACCGAGTTATTCAAGCACAGGACATCAGTATAGGTCTTATAATGTAAATGGCAAGGAGAAGATTACATTAAACACAGGGCTGGTTGATGGACAGAATGAAGTGATTAGGGAGATGCTATTAAGCGAAGATGTATGGGTAGATGATAAGCCTGTTACTCCAACAACTAAATCGTTTACTTATTTGACAAGCGTTAACGATGGAGTAATAAATTACACCTTAGAATTTGATTATGCTTATGACAAAGTAAATAGTATAAGATGATAGTATTATATGTAGATGGCACAAGGGTAGATATGTTCAAAAATGAAACGATTAATGTTACATCTACCATTCAAAATGTCAAGGATATTTCAAAGATATTCACAGACTTTAGTCAGTCTTTTTCTTTACCAGCGAGTAAGGTAAACAACAAACTATTCAAGCATTATTATAATTCAGATATTGAGGGTTTTGATGCAAGGGTAAAATACGATGCTATTTTAGAGGTAAATCATTTGCCGTTTAGAGAGGGCAAGATTAAGTTGGATGGAGTTAAGTTAAAGGATAATAAACCTTACGCATATAAGGTAACATTCTTTGGAGGTACTATTACGCTAAAGGATTTATTAGGTAGTGATTTATTGGAGGATTTGCCGTTAACAAATTACGACCATGAGTATAGTATAGATAATGTGTTAACAGGATTACAAACCTGTGTTGCTGATAATTTAACGAGTGGTGTAATACCATCGAATGCAATTATATATCCATTAATAAATAGAAGTACAGATTATTACTATTACGATAGTACAAATAACGGAACAGGTGCAACAGGCTCAAGGAAGATAAGTTGGCATAGTGTAGGCAGTAGCAATGGTATAAAAGAAACGGATTTAAAAGCAGCCATTAGATTAACAGATGTAGTTGATGCTATTGAGAGTAAATATGGCTTAACATTCAGCACAGATTTCTTTGAGAATAGTGCTTTTACAAGTTTATATTTATGGCTACATAGAACAAAGGAAGGAGTAGGAATTACAAGCACAGGAACATTACAGGAAGCACTTGCAACGGACTTTAATCATGTGGGTACAGGAAGTGGTGGATGTGGTGCAGTTGATTTTGTACAATGGCAAAATAATGATAGCGAGTTTATAGCAGAATGTAATAGAGGAATATATTATGTAACCAACATATCAATAGTAGGTACTCCGAGTGGTAAAAAATATAATGTAAAAGTAACCGATACCAATAGTGGAGATATACTATGGCAAACAACCGATGCCACAGGAACAACTGCCCAGACAATAAACCTAATTTCTACATCTGGAGCAAGTAGAACTTTTACACCAAATGTATTGGTAACAAGTGAGGATTCATTAACATCATATACTGCTACTTGGACTATTACAAAGCACGATGGATTAACCACTACTTGTGCTACTTATTTGTCAAGTGAAACGATGGCTCAAAACTTTATAATTAGCCAGAATATGCCAAAGATGAAAGTGTTGGACTTTTTAACAGGCATATTTAAGATGTTTAACCTAACGGCTTATCTGGATGGCAGCACCATAATAGTTAAGACATTAGATTCCTTTTATAGTGGTGGTGTAAATTACAATGTAACCGATTTTGTTGATGTAAAAGACAAAAGTGTGGATAATGCTTTGCCCTTCAGAGAAATTAAATTCGGATATCCAGAACCAAAGACATTTTTAGCCAAGCAATTTAGCGAGTTGAATAATTACACATTAGGAAATTTAGACTATAAGCGAGAAGTAGATGGAGAAGTATATGAGGTTAAGATACCATTTGAGCATATAATGTTTGAAAGGTTGTATGATGATAATGATGCAGCAATAACCAACGCTCAATATGGATGGTTTGTAGATGAGAAACAAGAAAAGGTATTAGCGAAACCTTTGGTGTTTTATAATGTAAGTCAGTCAATAGGCAGCAAAACTATGTTATTTAATTCTACTCAAATGAGCACAACCTATAATAGACCGAGTAACACCAAAGCAGCAGATGAGCAGACCTTACATTTTAATGCAGAGATAGATGAATATGAACAAGGCGATGCGAATGAAGAAAGCCTATTTGATAACTACTACACAAGTTATATTACAGACACATTCAAAGAGAGTAATAGATTGACTAAAGTAACGGCTTATCTGCCTACTAAAATACTTTTGAACTATACTTTAGCAGATAGGTTCATTGTTTCAGATAAGGTGTATAAAATAAATAGTATAAAAACAGATTTATCAACAGGTAAATCAGAAATAGAACTACTGAATGATTATTAAATTATTAGCATTAGATAAGTACTATGGAGTAAGCGAAACCATAGATATTGCAAAGGGTAAATACAAGATACCACTAACATTAAAAGAGGGCTTAGACCAAATAAAAAGGTATGAAAAAGAAAGTAATTGAGATAGATGTTAAAACGGACAAAGCCGTAAAGAATACCCAGAAATTAGACAAGAGTGTTAAGGGTGTAGGCGATGAAAGTAAAAAGACAGGCAAGGTTATGTCTGGAGCATTGGGCAAAGTTGATTCAATGACAGGTGGATTGATTACATCTATGCGTGGATTAACAGGAGCAACAGGAGGAGCAGCCAAAGGATTTAATATACTTAAACTTGCTATCATCGGAAGTGGCATTGGTGCTTTAGTGATAGCCGTTCTTTCATTAAAACAAGCGTTTACAAGATCAGAGGAAGGGCAGAATAAGTTTGCTAAGATAATGGGTGTAATTGGAGCAGTTACAGACCAATTATTAGATGTATTGGCAGATTTAGGCGAGGCAATAATCGGAGTGTTTGAGAATCCTAAAGAAGCATTTGAAAAGTTTAAAGCATTATTAAAGGAAAATATTACCAATAGAGTAGAGAGTTTATTGGATACCTTTGGTTACTTGGGGAGTGCCATTAAAAAAGTGTTTAGTGGAGATTTTAGTGGTGCGATGGATGACGCAAAAAAGGCTGGAAGCAGTTATATTGATACCATGACAGGAGTCAAGGATACTATTAATAAAGTGACTAAAGTAGTAAAGGATTTTGCTAACGAAACAATCGCAGAGGGTAAAATTGCTGGAGATATTGCAGATAAAAGGGCAAAGGCAGAAAAAGTAGCAAGGGAGTTAATAACAGAAAGAGCAAAGGCAGACAGGGACATTGCAGATTTAAGGTTTAAGTCAGAGCAAAGAGATAAATATACAGCAGAAGAAAGAGTAAAATTTTTAGAAGAAGCAAGTAAAATAAGTGAGGATATAACCAATAAAGAAATAGAACAAGCAAGGTTATTGTTTGAAGCAAAGAAGGCTGAAAATGAACTTGGCAAATCAACTAAAGAGGATAAAAGAGAAGAGGAAGAACTTGCTGCAAGGTTAATTCAGTTGGATACTAAAAAATTAAACTTACAGAAAAGATTACAGACATCTATAACTACTTTTAATAATGAAGTAAAGGCACAACAGGATGCAGAGATTAAAGCAAAAGAGGCTGAAATATTAGCAGCCGAAAAGAAAGAAGAAAAAAGGGTTGCCGAAATTGAGAAATTAGAAGAAGCAAATAAATTAAGAGCAGAAAATGAAGCAGCAAGTGAGGCTGAAAAATTAGAATTAGAAAAGCAAAGAGAATTAGCAAAGTTAGAAGCCTTAAATGCAACTGAACAACAAAAGGCAGCTACAATAAAATATTGGGATGATAAAATACAAGCCGATAAAAAAGGTAATGAAGAAGATGAGGCGAATAGAAAGAAAACATTAAGGCAACAGGAAATAGCAGCATTAGGTGCAACATTAGGTCAGATTGGAAATATATTAGGAAAAGAAAGCAAGGCTGGAAAGGCATTTGCTCTTGGTGCTGCTTTAATTAATACCTATCAAGGTATTTCTGCTGGTGTAGCACTTGGTTATCCACAAGCAATCCCAGCAGTTATAGCAGCAGCAGCAACAGGATTCAAAGCAGTTAAAAATATTATGCAAACCAAACCTAAAGCAACGGCAGCACCATCACAACCACAGGTAAGCACAGGAGGTGCAACTGCAATACCACGAACACCATCTTTTAATATAGTGGGTGGAAGTACAGGAAACCAAATAGCAGAAATAGGTAAAACACCTGTAAAAGCCTTTGTCGTAAGTGGAGAGGTAACAACTGCTCAACAATTAGAACGCAACGCAGTATCGGAAGCATCAATTTAATCAAAACAAAACAAGTGTAAATTCGTTATATAGTTATGAGAATAGTGGAGTTGATTTTAGATGAGCAAGATGAGATGGCTGGAGTTGATGCCGTTTCTCTTGTAGAGTATCCAGCGATAGAGGAAAACTTTGTCGCATTAAAGGAGCAGATCACACTTGCAGAGGTTGACAAGGAAAAGCACATATTAATGGGTGCTGCTTTAGTGCCTCAAAAACCTATTTACAGAAAGAATGGCGATGAGGAGTTTTACATTTTTTTCTCAAAGGAAACGATAGAAAAGGTAAGCCAATTATTTCTAAAAAATTCAAAGCATAAGAACGCAACGATGGAGCATGAATATCAGTTAACTGATATGACTATTGTAGAGAGTTGGATAGTGGAAGATGAGGTACACGACAAGAGTAGAAAGTTTGGAATGGAAGTGCCTGTTGGGACTTGGATGGTATCAATGAAAGTGGAGGATGATAGCGTTTGGAATGATTATGTAAAGACAGGCAAAGTAAAAGGCTTTAGTATTGAAGGCTATTTTGCTGATAGATACCAAATGAGTGAAGAAGATAGATTAATAAATGAGATTAAATCAATTATAATTAATAACCAATAAAGATGAGTGAACGTAACACATTAGCAAAGATTAAAGCCGTTCTTGGAATGGAGTTAAAACTTGAGCAGATGACACTTGACAATGGTGCTATTCTTGAAGCAGAAGTATTTGAGGCTGGGCAAGAGGTTTTCATCGTAACTGATGATGAGAAAATCGCTTTGCCTGTTGGAGAATATAAGATGGAAGATGGCAGAATTTTAGTGATAGCAGAAGAAGGTATAATTGCAGAGATTAAGGAAGAGGTGGCAGAGGAAGAAAAAGAAGCCGAGCCAGAAGCCGAAGTTGAAGCAGAAGCCGAAAATGTTACTCCTAAAAAAATAGTTGAGAGCATCACAAAAGAGCAATTTTTCACAGAAGTTGAAAGATTGGAAACAATGATAAAGGAACTGCAACCAAAGGAAGAATTAAGTGCAGAGCCTAAAGTAGAACTTGAAGAAATTAAACACTCTCCAGAAGCACAGGTGGAGAAGAAACAAACCTTTGCAAAATTCAATAATAGACCACAGACAACAGAGCAAGTGGTTTTTAACAAACTTTTTAATAAATAATTATGGCTACAACGACAAGTATTACCACCACATACGCTGGTGAATTTGCTGGTAAGTACATCGCTGCTGCTTTATTGTCAGCATCTACTATTGAAAATGGTGGAGTGGAAGTACGACCAAATGTAAAGTACAAAGAAGTGATTAACAAATTAGCATTAGGCGATTTAGTTGCCAATGCAACTTGTGATTTTACAGACACATCTTCTGTTACTTTAACCGAAAGAATTTTAGCAGTTGAGGATTTCCAAGTAAATCTTGAACTATGTAAAAAAGATTTCCACTCAACATGGCAATCTATTGAAATGGGCTTTTCATCATTTGATGAATTACCTAAATCTTTTGCTGACTTTTTGATAGCACAAGTTGCTGCAAAAATAGCACAACAACAAGAGCAAACAATCTGGACAGGTGCTAACGCAACTGCTGGAGAGTATGATGGCTTTGTAACTTTGGCAACTGCCGATAGTGATGTAGTTGATGAGGCTGGAACAACTATAACATCTGCGAATGTTATTACAGAGATGGGAACAGTTGTTGATAAGATTCCTTCTGCACTTTATGGTAAAGAAGATTTAAACTTATATGTTTCTCAAAATGTTGCAAGAGCCTATGTTAGAGCATTAGGTGGATTTGGTTCAAGTGGACTTGGTGCTGCTGGTACAAACAATCTTGGAACACAATGGTGGAACAATGGTTCATTAACATTTGATGGTGTTAATGTATTTGTTGCTCAAGGTATGGATGATAATTATATGATGGCTGCACAGAAAAGTAACCTATTTTATGGTGCATCACTTTTAAGCGACCAACAAGAAGTTAAGTTACTTGATATGGCTGACCTTGATGGTTCAGACAATGTAAGAGTAATTATGCGTTTTGCTGCTGGTGTTCAGTATGGTCTTGGAAGCGAGATTGTTCTTTATACTCCAGCATAGTTTTTAGTTTAGTTTAACAATTAAAAGGGGAGAGTTGGCTTTGCCTTTTCTCCCTTTTTTTTTAAAAAAATATAAAAGATGAGTTGTGATTTAAGTTTAGGTAGATTAGAGCCTTGCAAGGACAATGTAGGAGGAATTACTGCCGTTTACTTTGTTAACTTTGATGATTTGGCATATAGTGATATGACCATCACTAATGAAGAGATAACAGCCGTTACAGGTACTATTTCTGCATACAAGTATGAAGTAAAAGGTGCTAATACCTACGATGAGGCAAACGAAAATAGCCGAGAAAATGGAACATCTTTTTGGACACAGACAGGTACTATTCAATTGAAAAGTCAAAGTGCTGCAAGTCAAAAAGAATTAAAGTTGATGTCTTACGGCAGACCAAAAATAATCGTTCAGTATTACAATGGCGATTACAGAATGGCTGGTGCTAAAAACGGATGCGAATGTGCAGTAAGTACTGCATCTGGAAGTGCGATGGGAGATTTCAATGGTTATAACATTGAGTTCACAGGCACAGAAGAAGGTCCAGCATTATATGCTGACATTTCTGATTTCACAGTAGTAGTAGGAACTTAATAAATAGGGAGGTTTTACCTCCCTATTTTTAAACTTTATTTAATGAGATTACAAAAGTCAGATTCTGCTCAAAGTGTAAAGTTTATTCCAAGTGTATTTACTTGCGACAAGATTAGTTTAAAGGATGAACAGACTAATACAAGCACCGATTATACGGCTACTTTTGCACAAGTAAAATATTGGTTAGAAGCAGATATTATACTATCTTTGGAGTTGAACAGATTTTACGAATTAACTGCTTACAACGGAAGTGATGTTGTTTATAAGGGTAAAGCATTTTGTACTAACCAAAGTGATTATTCTATTAATAACGGCATATATACATCCCATAGCACGACTAACGAATTTATAGTAAGATGAGTGGAAACATAGAAGTATTTAACCTATCTGCATACACTACTCCAGAGATCATAGAACACAGAAATAAGGAGTGGGTAGAATACGGAAGTGATAATAACTATTTTAATTATCTCATAGATAGGTTTACCAAATCAGCGACCAACAATGCTATTATTACAGGAATAGCAAAGATGATTTACGGCAAAGGTTTAAGTGCTACCAATAGCAGTAGAAAACCAGAAGCCTATGCAAAGATGCTTACTTTATTTCGCAAGAATGATTTGCGTAGGTTTGCTATGGATAGAAAGTTACTTGGAATGGCTGCTTTTCAGTTGACCTATGACAAAGGCGAAGTAGTTAAAGTATCACACTTTCCTATGGAAACTTTAAGAGCAGAAAAGTGTAATAAGGATGGCGAAATTGAGGCTTGGTATTATCATCCAGATTGGATTAATAAGAAGCCAAGCGAAGAGCCTACAAGAATAGCAGCATTTGGATATGGCAAAGGCAAGAATGAGTTATATGTATTGAAGCCTTATGTGAGTGGATACTACTATTATTCGCCTGTTGATTATCAAGGTGCTTTACCTTATTCAGTCTTGGAGGAAGAGATAGGCGATTATTTGATTAACGATACTATCAATGGTTTTAGTGGTACGAAAGTAGTCAACTTTAACAATGGTGTGCCTGATGAGGAAAAGCGAGAACAGATTAAGCGAGATGTTTTAAACAAACTAACAGGTACTAAAGGCGAGAAAGTAATTATAGCCTTTAATGC